GACACTTAAAGAACTTCAAATTCAATATGTTAAAGACCAATTAGATTTTATACATAAAAATTTAGACGAAGATTGGGAAGAAGAAATAGACAACGCATCATTAACAATGGAATTAGTAAAAAAAGGGAGCGACTAAATGGAAACGTTTACACTTGATAGACCAATAAAAGAAATCTGCTTGGAGTGTCGTAAGGACACTTCATGGGGATCGGACAACCATGTTAACAGAATACCTTGTGGGCGTGAGGAAGAGGACGGCTGGCTATGTGAGGAATGCCAGCTTGTCGAATGTCATAAATGCAATGATTCTGTTATCGATTATGAATGCGTTGATAATGGTATTATTTGCCGTGATTGTTTTGAAAAAATATAGGAGCGACTAAATGTATGAATGGAACATAAGAGTTATTAAAACTCATTATACATTTGCAGAATTTATTGTTGAAGCTGATACTAAAGAAGAAGCTGAATCTAAAATAAATCCTGAAACAGATGTAAGTGATGAGCATTGGAATGAAGATGGATCAACTGAAGTGGAAATACAATCTGATTATACAGAACGTATGGATCATTTATTTCCTGAAGATTATGAAGACCCTGACGAAAATGATGGGGAACATGAATAAAGAAAGGAGGTGTGCAATGAGTAAAGAACAAGACGTAGAATCAATATATGGTAAAGATGTTCAGCGAATAAAAATTCAACAATTAAAAAAACATTGTGAAAGTTTATCTGATCAAAATATTGATTACTTAATCGATTTGGCTAAAAGCTGGAAACAAGTTCAGCAATAATCACTTAACTTGCTGGTTACGCTTTATTTCTTGGACTTTCTCATATCCAATGGAGGCGTAACCAGCCGTATCTTTATAAGAATCTTCGTGCATTGGATTAAATGATTTTCTAACAATCTTTTGTATTTCATTGAACGCTACAACATCAAGAGCCACGAATTGATTCATCTCACGCCACGGCGCATCTAGATATAATTCCATCATCTTTGCCGTCTTATCTATAACGTCCATCGGATCGCCATATTCGGCATTACGTTTATTATCTACAATATCGATTACTTCTTTTAACATATCAGAACGGCAACTTGTCATCTAATTTATCCTTTTCTTTTTTGATTGGTTTAATGCTTACTATTTCTGCACCATGAAAATGCTCTTTTACTTTTCCGTATATCTCGCCATAATGAGCCTCGACTATTCTCAAGACTTCTTCCATTGACATAACAGTAGTATCTTTATCGAAATGGATATGATCGGAACTATCATTAACGAATGCGTATTTCTTTCCCTCGTCATTAATCATATGCCAAACTTTTTCGCATTCAGGCTTATGTCCAGCTTCAACTACTTTCTTTTCAAGTATTTTCCAGCCACGAATTAAATCTTCAGATTTAGCCACGACTTCCTTTATACTTTCCTGACGCAACGCATAGTTAAGATTCTGCCTAGCTTGTTCAAATCTAACGGCTAGTCCAGGATTAGCTAATTCTTCCAGCTTTCCTATGCCCCATCGTTGTTCTGCATCTCTGGCTACCTTATCGACTGCATTGATTGCTGCTTGAATCACAGAATACTTATCTTGTTCTTCATACATCTTAGGCGTATCGTGAGCCATGTATTGAACACCAGTATATTTAGGTTTTTCTTTTACTCTTGACCACTTCCCACTATAAGCCATAGCAACCTCCGATAAGGTTTACTGTTAGCAATAACCATCGACAAGATGGTATTGCGAAAGTAATACCTAGGGGGTATGGGGGGTTTACTTTCGCGTCACTTTCGCACACTTTCGCATTACTTTCGCAAAAAACAGCCTTTTGTGAATGCTTACTTTCGCAGAATATAACCATATCAAGCCTCACTTTCGCATTTTTATGCTAAATATGCCTTTACTTTCGCTTTTTGCGTTTTGCGAAAGTAACATATTTTGCACCTGATCATTAAGCTTACTGATCATAATTCCACGCTTTTCAGCGTCTTTTTCTAAATCATAAAGAGTTTGCATCATTAACTCCTGATTCAATAAAAGCTTTGTAATTTCCTTTTTTAGTTTATTTCCAAACATTGTCGCTCCTTAATCTGGTTGTTTTACAACACGCAAACCTTTTAGGTTTTTATGTCCGTCTATGGTAGCCACTTCGAGGTAGCCTTGATCTAGCCAAGCATTCATATAGTTTTTAGCTGAACGGCTTGGCATTCCGTAATCTGACTTTATCCACGCCAGAAATGATCTTTGAGTATTGTTCCCTACGGCGAATGGTTGTTCATTATTCCATCGCTTTTCTATTTCGGTAAATATAACGGCAGTTTGTCCTCTATCTAGCTTTGCTGACGCTTCTAAAATAGCATCGACTTCGCCTGATCTATCGATAAGCAAGCCACCCTCTTCTCTTACAAACGTATGAGTGGACATATCGGCTTGATCGTTGACTTTAACTATTCCTCCACAAACGCAAGTTCCCTGACCAGCATCGAATCCCATTTTTTGAGCCACGACTATCTCATCGCCTTCAGGCATATTCCACAATCCATAGACCCATCTTGCGCCGTCTACGAGTGCTGTTGTGCCACGAATAGCTTCTCTTGCTTGCATTGACTTCTTTATGGCAAACGTTCCGTCCTTACGCATATGATGAGCAACGAGTACATTACCATTAATTGACACGCATAACTCCGACATCAACGACCACCAATATTGCGCTGCTGCTGGATCTGTATTTATATCTGCGTGGGCAAACGCTTGTAGGGGATCGATGACAACTAAAGCCACTTCTCCAAAATCTAACAACTGTTTCTTTATGTCTTTGAAAAACGCCGTGAATGAATATTGTCCTTGGTGCTGACCAATAAAAGCGTTTGTTCCTCCAGCATCAGGCATAGGAACGATGAAAAGATTATTTTCTGCACGATCTCTTAATGTTGGATTTGATATAGCATCTATACGTCTATGGATTGACGAGGCTGAATCTTCTGCTCCAAAGAAAACAACTTTACCATTATGAGTTACGTTGCCACCAAACGCCGTTTCGGTGTGCATAGTCTGATCGCCACCAGCCACTTTCAAACATAGGTCTAGCAGTATGTATGACTTTCCAAGGCCACCAATTGCTGCAATTAGACCTGGAACTCTTCTTGGTAGGATATTATCGATTAACCATTCTTGATCAGGTGCTTTACCAGCGTATCGGTGCATTCCCCAATCGGTAATAAGTAGAGGAGGAGTAGCTTCAGGAGCGACCAATCCACCACCCTCCTCCGACACTTGGTTTAAAGGGTTTGTGGTTTTTGCCAAGTGTTTTTCTGATCCAGCTTCAACATTGTGCAAGATTCTTAACTCATTCTTGCTTGCTCTTTTAAGTTGATACCATGATCTTTGTTTAAATAAATCGAGGCCACGCTTATCATTAGATAAGTTTTCGCCTCGTGCTTTAACCTTACGTTCATAGATAGGCCAGCATTCTTCTATAAGCTGATCTATTGTAGGTAAAATTCCTTTTTGACCCCACCATGATCGAATTGTTCCAAGAATCAATTTAACCATATAACCCTCACGGCCATCGATATGTTCCCCCCACATATTCTGCTCGCCGTTTTGAATGTTTTCTTGTGTGTATTGAGGTGTATCTAAAAGGTTAACCAGCCATTCAGGACTATCTTCAGTCTTATAATCATGAGCGATCTTATATTGATTGCCTGATTTGTGATTACTGGGAGCGACAACAATAAATCCACCCTCGCCTCTAGTATCAATTCCTGATCCTAAAGTGTTTTTTCCAGTAATAATTGCTTTGTTATCTGGTGCTTTAAAAAGGTAATGTCGTCCACCACCTCCAGTTAATTGCTCTAATGTTTCAGGCAAATCATCGTTTGCCATACATAAATCCATTAAGCTATCGTTACCAAGCTTACCCTCGGCAGTATCGACATCAACAGCAAATAAATTGCCTGATACTTTACCAGTAACAACGCCTAAATTAAAATCTTTATATCTTCCGTTGAACCACATTTCCAAAGTATATTCATCAGCGCATTTCTCCTGAAATACTGCCCAGCTTTTAGGTGCTGGGTGTTTTCCAGGAGATGCACAATTTTGTCCTTGCGAACATGAACAACTTCCATCAGGTTTGACATAATGTACTGGA